ATGCTGAGTCTGCGCCGAAAGTGCGTTGCCCGGAATGCGGCGCGATGGTGTACACGCGCGCGGGTTGTGTTGCTTGTCGAATTAGGAGAGGGGTAAGGGAATAGTGAAAAACAACGAAGATTGGAAACCACCACGAAAAAACTGGTTAGGAATACCGTGGAAAGTTGTTGAGATTGTTCATATCTATTATGAGCAGCAACCATTTAATAAACGACTCAAGAAAGCTTGCTATATACCAATCAAGCGCATACGAATTGGCATAGCTGCGCCCGGCTTATGTTACGGCAAGCTACCTATACCAGAAAAATATGCCGAAGCAAATAAAAACGGTCCAGTCATTATCTGGATTGATAACATTGATGGTTTTACAACATTGCGACAGCGGCGACGAATTGCGAAACAAATTGTAGAAAGGCACAATAATAATAATGAGTAAAAATGAATCCGCACAAACACGTGAACTATGCCGAGAGTTGGAAGCATGTTCGGCAATTACTTATTCGGCAATTGGCAACATGATGAGCGTACCGGGTTGGCCCGATAGATACGTGCATCATGCGGCTTGGCACGGTTGGCTTGAATTCAAAATCGAAGGGAAGTATCTAACGCCATTGCAACGGCAGAGAATTCTTGAACTAAATCATCGTGTACCGGGGAGCGCGTTCGTTGTACGGCATGTTGGCATAATTGGATTACAAGTCGAGAACGCGGACGGTATCAAGTTATGCCAAGTGCATAGCGGAAGTGATCGCGCGTTCCGGCTATTAATTGCGCTTGCAAGTTGCCGGGATGTAATTCTCCAAAAGCAAGCTGAGTAAGGCGGGTACGCGGGTGCTGTTAAGATAGGATAGAATCATTACGCCATTTCTTTCTTTCTTTATCCTATTACCCCCCCTACCCTTCCCAGAGAGTAGAAAGGGATTTGAAAAAGTCTACGTTTCCAAAAAAGTGTATGATTTTGCGCTGAAAGTGTATCGAAACAGCACTAAGATAGGTAAGATTGCCGAGCGTAGAGCAAGGGGCGGATAGGGGTACTGCTCCCCAGAGAGGGTAGGGGGTGTACCCTGATAAAGAAAGTAACTAACTAATGGTATTGACCGGCTGTAAGTTGTGTGGTAGAATGGGGTTACGGAAAGCGGGGCATGTAACGTTAGGGAAAAAATGGGAATTCCAAAATTTTTTCCAACCGATTCTATTGGACTTAGAGCAAGCGCCGCGAGCGGGCATCCGTGGCAGGGGTTTGGTAACGGGGTTGGAAATGAGGCAAAAGCGCGGGAAATGGGTCCAAAATGGTCAAAACCGGGGGTACTTTCTGAGGTGCTTGGCGGGCCGAGTGGAAAAAGTATACCCCCCTGTAGAGATACCCAACTGTTGCGCACTGAGTTTGCTATATATCAAAATCCTAAAAACGTATGAATAGCGACATTATCGACAGAGTAATCAAACAAAAAAAAACGTTAGGAGTTTTGAAATGGGGAATCGTGAGCGCGTGAGGCGACATAGGGAGAAAGAGCGGGCGAGAATCATTGCAGAGACAGGCAGCGAACCAAAAATCGGACGACCGCGAGAGTTAACACCCGCGCAGAGATATGCCAACAAGGTCAACGCGAACGCTAAGTACCGCGCGGAAACGTTAGCAGCAAAACCGCCACACGTTGTACAACATATTATTGATAAGCTTGATAAACGCATAGAAGAATTTCAACCAGTAGGTGAGAAGTTTCGTAGGTTAGATCGTGAAATGCGAGACTTGCATAGAAGCTTGTTAAAACGTTACAAGAAATTTAAGCGCGAGTATCTGAAATGCGAAACGTTACAGGATGTTGAGCGTTGGCATAACTCCGCTAAATACATTCAGTGGCGAACCAGTTTAGATATTGTGAAAGGAATTTACGATGTTGACGCCAAACCAATTGTTGATTTTGAAACAACAGAAACAACAGAGAAAACAGGAGAGACAGAAACAGGAAATACTTAAATTGTTCGAGCCACCAAAGCTAACAGGTGCAACAGTCGCGCGTAATATCGCGCGGCATCCAAATAGACCAGCAGACGGCAAGTGTGAAGCGTGCGGAGAATTAGTCAAACGCGAAACACAGTGGCGAGCGAATCAAGATCGTACGGTATTTCTATGCCGCGCGTGTTGGGAGAAGCAATTGATTGTTGACGTTGACGAACTATAAACTTGCATGGAGTGCGGCAGTTATGCCAACGATGATAATAGCAACATACAAAAACGGATTTGAGTGGTTGGCCGATGCTGAGAACATGGCAGCGGTTCGCAAGTTGTGCGTCAAAGCTTCACGCGGGCGCAGAGAATTGGTTGACGATATTTGGGACGGCGTGGTGTTGGAGCGTGTTAATAGGTGCTTTGAGACGTGGCAAGAAGATCATTCGAGCGGCGCAAGTTTATCTTGGCATATCAAGAATAACTTGCGGTTGTACGCTATGAAATGGATGGTCAAGAATTACACGCGCGTATCGCGGCTTGAACCAATCGAGAACCATGCCGAAACGTTGTGCATGAATAACGTGCAAAATAAAAACCTAGAGACGCACGAAACGGTATACGTACTATTGAGCGGGCTACCGGATTATTTGAAAGACATATACATTTTGCGACACGCGCTCGATTTAACATTTCAAGAGATTGCGGATACGTGCGGCATTTCCAAATCGGCCGCGCGTTCGCATTACATTCATGCTTCGGCCATCCTTTTACGCAAACTTTCTGAAACCGGCGTTACGTGAGTCGCTGAATTATCTATCAGCGGCTAGCCCACAAGAGCAACTAAACCTATACGAAGAATTGCAGCTAGTGCGTTCGGTTGCTGGTCATGCGGTGCAAATGTATGCAGAGGCAGTTGAGCTATTAGCAGCAGCGCCGCTAGATATTCGCGTGCGGGCGATGGTGTTTGAGACTGGCGAAGCGATGAAATCGCACCTACGCGATGTTGTGGACATTGCGGAGAAGATTGCGAGAATTGAGAACGGAGCAAAAGACAAGGTATCAATCGCACAGTTGCATTTTTTCTTAGACAGTATCTTGCGTTGTTCGCACCAAGTTTATGCGGACGACGAAGAAAAAGCATTACAGTTCGCAGAGTTGATCCGCACACAAATCAAGCTACCGCAAGTTGGCATAACTGGAACCACGTTGACGCCAGACTTGGACGTGTTGGCAATGGATGCGAGCGTACCAGAGGCGGACAACGTTAGTAGTACAAACAGTAACGGCAGTAACGGGCATGTTGACGCTAACTTTTAATTGAATGGAGTGAAGAAACTATGTTAGTTCTATCGCGGAAAATCAGTGAACGTATTTTGATTGCCAACGGGATGATCGAAATCATGGTAATCGAAATTCGCGGCGACAAAGTTCGTCTTGGCATAAATGCGCCGAAGGACATTGACATACACCGCGAAGAAGTCGCGCGGGAAATCACGCGCAAAGGTGAGAGTATGTTGCGCGTTGTCTCGCACGATACAGACGCGCAACCATTGGACATACAACCGCTAGACGTGCGACAAAACTCAATCGAAAATATGAGTACATAACATGAATTCAACAGCGATTTGGGTAGGGTTGGCGTTGGTTGCTGTTATGGTGGCAGCGATTGCGTATATGTGCGCTGTTGTTCAAATACCAGACGACAGAAACCACCCGCCAAGCGAACCGCCAAGCGAACCGAATGATGATTTTCCTAACAAGACGCCGATGGAATAACGAACGGGGGTGATAAAACTATGTCGTTAGGCATGTTGTTTTTCGTTATCGCCTTGATTTTCTTTTTCTTGGATGGAATCGGGGTGCTTGTCCCGCGTGCGTTAGCGTGGGGATTGTTCGCGTTCACGCTAGGGATGCTGTTAAACGGAGTGATGTTGCCATTTAAGTAATGGCGGCGAGTAATAGCTAATAACAGAGTGTGAGTGCGCAGCGCCCGACAGTATTTGTTCGTGAGGCGCGGGCAATCTGTTGGGCGCTGTTTCGAGTTTCAGTTATGCCAATGCCAGAAAAACCAAACATCGTGCAACGTCCTACGCATACCGAATGGGAACCGAGCGCGAGCGAAAACTATTGGGCACGTCGCATTGTCGCGGCGTATCTTATCGCTAGTCTACTTTTTGCAGGAGTGTGTATCTATGCCACTAAAAAAAGGTTCGAGCAAGGCGACAATCAGCAAAAACATTCGGACGGAAATTAAGGCGGGCAAACCGCAAAAACAGGCAGTTGCAATCGCGTTGAACACCGCGCGACAGAGCGGCGGCAAGAATCGTAGTAAACGCTAACAGGAGCAAACGCTAACATGCGGCTATTAACATCGCACAAGGTTAACGGGTTAAACGAAGCAATCGAAATTCGCGTAATGGACGAACCGGGCGCGGGCGGCGCGAATCACGAATACCATTTTATGATGCGCGGCAAGAATGGTGCGATTCTCGCGCAAGGTATTCATTTCCAAGAGGGGCCGATTGCAGAGACGGACGTTAACGGCATATCAATCGAAGCGCTGTTAGCAGTTTGCCAAGATCGGTTAGAGGGTTTCCAGTCCGGCGAATTTCGCAACAGAGAAAACGCGCTCGCGTTAACGCACATTCAAGAGGCGATGCATTGGTTGCACCATCGGACGCGCGACAGAATTGCGCGCGGCGTTGAAGGTACGTTGCAAAAGTAAAGTATTGGCATAACTGAAACATAACTGAAACATGATTGCGACAAGCTGGACACCGTTGCGCCCGCACAGACTGCAATCGTTAATGTGGCGCAGCAAAGCTAGATTTATTTCGGCAGCGTGCGGGCGCGGAAGCGGCAAAACAGAATTAGCGCGGCGGCGTGTTGTGCGATTTCTGCCAATTGCGAAACCGTGGGCGGACCCGATTTATTTTTATGCGCTACCAACGTTCAATCAAGCGCGGCGCGTTGCGTGGCGTCCGATTGTTAAGCTTATTCCTTCCGATTGGGTGAAAGGCGAGCCGAACGAAACAGAGTTGCGCATTGATACTATTTTTGGGAGTACGTTGTACGTTGTCGGCATGGATAAACCATCGCGCTTGGAAGGATTGCAATACGATGGTTGCGTTATTGATGAATCTTGTGACCAAAAACCGGGTTCATTCGCTCGTTCTATACTGCCTGCTCTATCGCATCGCAATGGATGGTGTTGGCGTATTGGAGTTCCAAAGCGTGTTGGTCCTGGCGCTGCTGAATTCAAAGACTTTTGTAAGACAGGCGCAGCGCCCGGAACACCGGGCGCAGAACACGAAACGTATACGTGGCCTAGCGAAGATATATTAACAGACGACCAATTACGTTGGGCGCGTGAAAACCTTGACGCAAAAGATTACAACGAACAGTATCGAGCCGCATGGGAAACCGTGGGCGGTGTTGTGTTTCACTGTTTCGATGAATTGCTTAACGTCACAAGTGATATTGAATACAATCCCGCCAAGACGTTAATCATAGGCAGCGATTTTAACGTGGACCCGATGGCGTGGGTGATATGCCAACAGAGCGATGATAAGTTAACGTTGAACGTGCTAGATGAAATTTGGGTACGCAACACGAATACGCGCGAATGTTTGACGCGCGTACACGAACGATTCAAGTCGCACGAATCGGGGTTTCAGTTTTTTGGCGATGCGACCAGTCGCGCACGAAATACACGCGCGAGCGAAAGCGATTATATCCAAATTAAAAATGACCGGCGATTTCACAGCGCTACAATACATTATCCGCGCTCAAATCCCAATCGAGCTAACAGATTTGCGAGTTGCAACGCATTGTTTTGCAACGCGAACAACCAGCGGCGGTGCTTCGTTCACCCGCGTTGCGTTAACTTAATACGTGACCTAACGCATCGCGGCTACAAAGAGGGTAGTAACGAGCCGGACGATTACGGCGACATAGGACACATAACAGACGCATTAGGCTACGTGATACACAAGGTCTATCCAATGGCGTTGCATATTCCGTACGTTTCTTCTGTTGGAGCGTTTTAATGATTGTGAACAACAATAATACAGACGACAACACGAATGGAAACGTGAACGGAACCGGAACGGTACTCGCGCCCATTGGCATAACTGCCGACGACCTACCGAAACCAGTTGACCGAACAACGCCGCAAATATTCATCGCGCCCGGCGAAATGTCGGATGCGTTATTGCCGAATAAGTTACGTTCGTACTACAAAACTTATCGGCAAATGCGGACGGACCCAACGATTGCGTTCGCGCGTATGCTTACAGTTGCGCCGCTAACTATGGCGGGTTGGGTGTACAAAGACAAACCCGGCGCACCCGACGGCGCAAAAGAATTTATTGAAGCGATGTTTGAACCGTTGCGCATGCGGCTAGTTAAAACCGCCGTTGAAGGTTATATCGACTTCGGTTGGTCGCCGTACGAAATGGTGAAAACCGTTGACGAATGGGGCTATATAACTATCAAGCGGTTCAAGCCATTGTTGCAACCGTACACTGATATACTTGTCGATAAAGATCATGGCGAGTATATCGGGTTGCGACAGCAAGGCGGGCGGACGATTGTTGACTTGTCGATTTACGATTCGTTGTGTATCTGTTGGGATACAGAGGGAACGGATTACTACGGAACGCCGCTAATGGAGAACGCGCGCGGGCCATACAACGCTTGGAATTCTGTAGAAGCTTCTAGCGAACGCTACGATAATAAAATCGCGGGTTCGCATTGGATAATACATTATCCGGTTGGTTCGTCGCCAATGAACGGCGTAGAAACGGATAACTATGAAATTGCAAAGATGCTAATCAATGCGATGGAAGCGAGCGGAAAGGTTATCATTCCGCGCAAAGTCGAGCAATTCATCGACGATATGAACGCGCAGAAAGCAGAAGATGCATGGAAAATTGAATTGCTTTCTGACAGTGGCTCGCCCGGCGCTCAGTTTATTAACCGTGCGAAGTATCTCGACGCGCTAAAGGTGCGAGCGTTTGGCATACCAGAGCGTGCGGTGCTTGAAGGGCAGTTTGGAACAAAAGCAGAATCAGAAGCACACGCGGATTTTGCGATTACTAACATTGAAATGCGGCATGGTTTGTTATGCCAACAGATTTCGCAACACGCTGTTAATCTAATTCTCGATTTGAATTTTGGCGAAGATTACCGCGATACAGTTTGCATTGAAGCGAATCCGTTATCGGACGACAAAATGGCATTCTTTCGGCAGCTATATATTGGTTGGACACACGACGCGCAAACCGCATACAACGAAATGTCAACAATTGATATGGTTGCGATGCGTGACCGGCTAGGGTTGCCGAAAATGGAACCGCAAATGTACCAACAGGCAGACGAACAACAATACCCGCAACAGGCAGAACCAAATTACGTTAACGAAATGGACCCGACGAATACAGTCGGCAGTAATGGCAGTAACGGCAGTAACGCTAGTTATTAAACAGGCAGGTCAACCGTGAGAATAAAATCGTCGTTAAAGCTTATCGTTGGAATGTTGCACAACGTTGTTTTGCTACTTTGGTGGATTCTTATTTTCTTAGTAGCATTTTTGTTGTTAGGGATTTATTCCACAGTGTACGGACAACTACAGCGGGCGATTAACAGCGGCGTGTTGGTTGACCAGCACGAAGTACAGCGCCCGACGAAATTCTCAGCGGCAAGCGAACGGTATATCGGTTGGGGCAAAATCATTGCATTGCGCCCGGACTATTTCAAGCCAGAGTTAGGCCGAGTGCTAAGCGATATAGAATCGCAAATGCCAGCGAGTCACACGTATAAGAGTGATAATCTAATTACGTGGTCGCATGAAACAACACACGGCATAAACTCACGCGCACGAATGTCGTTAGGTGCGAGCTACAATGCGTTCTATTGCTTGAACGGTAACATTGCAATCTTCCGTACGCCGCGCATTCGCAAATCTCAAATCGCGGAATTTCTACCGCAAGATATTGCATCGTTAAAAGTCTATCGCTTGTACGTGACCGGACAACGCGAGTGGGATGATGATGCAACGTACATATTCGACGAATGGGTTGCGCATATCAATGCCGTAGTTGCTTACAAAGAATTACGCAAAATTCGAGCTATGCCAACTAACGAAGGTGAGTTTGAAGCGCGAAATGCAATTGCGTTGATGGTATTCTCCGATGCGGTGTTAAAAGCAACGGTAAAATATGATCCGCAATTTGTTGACTTAGACGTTATGGCCGATTTTGTTGGGTTTAACATACAACGCACCATCGACGCGGCGGGGCCGTTACAGCCCGGCGTAATGGGCAGAGCATTAGAAATAATCGCAACGCCAGATATTACAGTCGAGTGGCGTGAACCGCATGATTATATTTACGATGCGAAAATTTCACGTTGGGATAGGAAAGAAAAAACCATTGGCGACGAAAACCAGTATACACCCTATGACAATGGCATAGGTGCGGGCAGTTATGCCAATTAGCAGTAGCAGTAGTGTCGTGTTTCGTACATTTCATTTCAGTTTCAGAAAGTGAGTGAGGGTAGACCCATGAAAAAACTTGTTAGTTTGGGAGTTGGATTGATTGCGCTTGCGTTGCAAACGCAAACAGCAGAGGCGGGCCGATTTTTCCATCGTTGGAATTGCTGCAACAGCGGCGGTAACAGTGATTGTTGTGTAGTGAACGGCAATTGTTGCGTTGCGCCGAGTTACGCCGCGCGAACAGTTTCACCATCGGACCACGTTGCGCCCGATATGTATCTTGCGCAGCGCGGGCGGCGCGGGCCGCGCGACGTAGGCGAGCCGGGACAACGACCACCCGTTATTGATAACACATTGCCCGGTCAAGGAAACCGGCCAGATAACACGTTGCCAATCCCACGTCCGCCCGGACGACCGGATAATACGTTGCCCGGTATGCGCCCGATTATTGACAACAGTTTACCGCCAATCATTATTGGCCCGCCCGGAAAACCACCCGTGCGCCCGCCGTTGCCACCAATGATTGATAACACGTTACCGCCGATTGGTGGAAAACCGACGCATCCGATTTTTATACCCGTTCCACAACCGCCACACGTCGATAATTCACTTCCGCCGATTATTATTGAAGGTGTACCCGGTTGCCCGGATGTTAAACCGGAACATCCGATTGTAATCGTACCTGGACCCGGCGTGCCAGTGCGCCCGCCACACATTGATAACACTTTGCCCGGTCAAGGTAATCGACCGGATAATTCACTACCGCAACCGCCGAATTATCCTGATAACACGTTGCCGGGAAATCAACCCGGTATTGATAATTCGTTGCCGGGATTGCCACCACTAATTGACAATACGTTGCCAATACCGCCGTTGCCGGTTATTGATCGTGAGGCGTTAAAGGCAGCGGTCAAATTGGCGATTGTCGAATTGGTCAAGGAATCCGTCAAAGACGATTTGAAGGATTACGTCAAAGACGTTGTTAGCGACGCGATCAAGGCGTGGATTGAAGATCATCCGCACGTTGAACCGCAAAAGAAACGGTAATAACGAAGTGACGCTATGGCGCGGCTAAGCTGGAATGTACTTTTGGTTGTAACGGGCATAGTGATATGCAGCAGAACCGTAACAGCGCAAATGTTTCGACAACAACCGCCAATGTTTTCGGGACGAGCAATGCGGCAACCAGAGTACATTCCAGCGCCCGCGCAAGCGTATCCGCCAGTTATGCCAACATATCCGCCGGCGCGTGAGGGAATTCCGCAGAGTACAGCAGCGATGGAAGCGGCAATAGTACAGAATCAGCAGTTTTTACGCGAGAACGTTTTGTTACAACAGCAAATCGCGTCAATGCAACAAGCGCAATTCATGCAACTAGACGCATACAATCAACGCGCGAATTATTTTGCGCAACAAATGATACGAAACGAGCAAGGTGGACGACGCGGAGGATTTTTTAGCAGACTTTTCGGAAGGTAGGTGCGAAATGTTGAAACATATTTTTGCGTTTGCTGAGTTAGCAATCGTGATTAGTTTTGGCATAATTGGTTGTCAGCCAAAAAACGCCGAAGCACAATACGGTTTTGAAGGACTTGGACCGTTGCCATACGCTCAAAACCCATTAGCAGTTGATTCAGCAGCAGATTTTGCAACCTCCGGCGCTGATTACGCTCGCGCTGAAAAACTTGCGGGTGCGCTCGCGTTTCGCAAACGTCAAGCAATGGCAGCAGCAATCGACGCAAAAGAAATGGAGCGCAATAATATCTTGCTGCGCCGCTATATGTGCGAACGTTTTTGCGGGCCGTTATCTCCGTTGGCATACGATAGCGGTGTTTGTCCGCCCGATGTTGGTACGCAATACAGCGTACCACAAATTCCGTATGCGCCGCCGATTCGTCGCCCGATAAATCCGTATCTTGGACGCCGCGAAGCATTCCGGGAAGGTGAATTAGCCGGAATTTCCGAAGGTGAAGCAATCGCGTACGAAGGTGGTGGTATTCCGGCGTGCGTTGCAACAGGAACATGCGGAGTACCGCCCGGCGCGTATGGTGGTTATGGTGCTGGCTATAGTAGGTTCGGTGTAGGCGCAAATTTTGGTGTTGGCGTTGGCGCAGGAGTATATCGCGCAGCGCCGCGTGCGCCGCGAGTACCGATAACAGCAGCGGGCGTGCGCCCATACGAAGCAGCAGCAAATGGCGTGCGTCCGTATGCGTTGCCATTTCGTAGACGTGTCGCGGAGTCGATTCGTTACTAAGCTTACAATTCGCTCATGGGTCAGCCCGATTCGGGCGCGTAGGCCGCACGTCTAAGTTTCCGCCTGTTGCTTAGCGTGCGGCTTTTTCAGTTATGCCAACGTAAGGTACATAGAAATGGTTGTACTCAAACCGCGCCCGGTTGCTAGTGGTACTCCAACGTTACCGCCAACGTTGGAGTATAAAACCAACAAAGGCGTTGCAAATGGTTACGCTGGTTTGGATGGTACTGCGCACATTGATCCAGCGTTATTGCCAGCGATAACACTTCCGTCAACAGTTGAGTACACAACAAATAAAGATATTGCAAATGGCTACGCTGGTTTGGATGGTACTGCGCACATAGCTTCGGCATTGTTACCGTCAACGGTTGAGTTAACAACACACAAAAACGTTGCGAATGGTTATCCGGGGTTAGATGGGTCCGGTAACATGATTGGCACGTTAATCGTGCGATATGATCTTGCGGGCAATATCAATTTAATTCCACTTGAAGCGGGTGAGTTAGCGATTACGTCAGATACAAACGAAATTCGTATTGGTAATAACGTTGCGCTTGGTGGAATATCTTTCAATCCGTTAGGCTCGCAACAGTGTATTGTGTTATCAGCTTCGGGAACACCCGCACAAAATGGTTTGGCGTTATTAAATACTTATGCGTCTGCAAAAATACGAACGCCAAATGGCGCAGCAATCGGGCCAAATAATCGCATTACAATATTAGTATTTCCTGGCCGATATGATCTTAGTAATGTTGGTGGTGCGGGTGCTAGTTTGGTACTTGATACGTCATATATTAATCTTGTCGGAATTGGTGGTTCGGCAAATACTCGTATTATTACAGATTCATTAACAAGCGGTGGTACACGATCTACAATACATATTACTGCAAACAATATTAGCATACAAGGATTTGAATTAGTGTCGGGCGTAGGTACAATGATGCAAATCTCAGTACCAATGACCGGCGCAATACATAACGATTTGTTGTTCACAACACTTACTCCGAATCCTGGCAATTTTGCTTGTGCATTTGATTCTACTGTTCATCATTTGTCGGGATATTATAAAAACATAAAAGGAAACATTGGAAATTTGTATGGTGGCGGCGCAGGGCTTGCAACAGCGGCGGGTGGAACAGGTGTTGACGCGATTTTTGAAGATTGCGCGGCAACACATAAATCGTTTGGTAGTTCCGACAGTGATAAATCGCAATTAGTTGGGCTTGGCCGATGGTCACGTGTTCATATTGGGCCACAAACAGGCGCTGCTTTTGGTGGTGGTATTTACATGGAAAATTGTGCGCTCATTGAAGATTCGTATATGTACGATAATTTTTCAGGCGGCGATGTTGGTTGGGAATGTGCGTTGTCGATGGGGACAAATGGTAAATTATTTTATAGTACGATTATTCGACCGGATGGCGGGCACGCGCTTGGAGTAGCGGACGACGCAACAGCGGCAACAGCAAGGTTCGCGCATAATTGTCTTTCAACACCTGCCCAAAATAGTTTGCTAACTAATGCACTTGGAACGCTTGCGGCATCTTTCAACGTAATTGGCATAACATAAAATGAAGTTTAACGCATCACACGGCGGCGCATTTCATTGCATCGGGCCAGTGTTGGCCGATGAGAATTTTGATGTTATCGCTGTACAATATGATGATGTTATTACGCCCGGTACAATAACACGTAACACACGCAAAGATGCTGTTTGGGACGATACAGTAGGTGCAACAGTAAATCGTACTGCGCAGTTAACAGGTGCATTACATTATCAATCGCTTGATCCAAGTATCGCCATAATGAATGACGATATTGTTCAATATGTTTCAGACGGTGTTGCTCGCATAAATTGCTATGGCAACCAAAATGCAAAACGAATTAACGTTCAGTGTTCGCACCTTGTAGGCGCTAGTTCTACTGATTTTGTTTCGTGGGTTCCAGGTTCATTAGCTGCATATTTTTACAATCAAAGTATATTATGGGCGGGGCGGCACAATCCAGCAGTAGACATAGCACCATTTTCAACAGCAGATCATACAAATGCAATTTATGTACGGCGTGCAAGCGTATGGACGGAAGGTACAGATATTTCTTGTATCAGTCCGTGGAATTCAAATTCCGCACAAAAACGAGCGGGTACGTTAATCACGCCGCGACATTTCATAGGTAACGTGCATTATGAGATTACACCGGGGCAGACAATTCGTTTTGTTGCAATGGACAATACGGTAGTTGATCGAGTTGTTACAAGTAACTATCGAGTACCGGACCCGTATTTTGATGCTTCGGTTGTTGCTGGTCAGTGGCCGTGGGGAACAGACATTTGTATCGGAACACTTAATGCCGATGTTCCGGCTAGTATCAAACCAGCAAGAATGTTTCCAACAACATTCAAGCAATATTTGCCAAGTGTTTATCGGTTAACAGAAGCAGATTTGGCTACTGGTGCGCCGTATTACATTCCATTGCCATCGTTTTCACGACAACAGGAGTTGTACTTACTTGAACTAGATCAACAAGTTTGGGGATGCGCAAATTCGGTTCAAGGACCAAAGTATGAAACAGGTACTAATGGAATTCGGTCAAATATTCCATTATTAGCGTCATATACGGGTGGCGGTTGGCGAAGTGGTGATAGTGGCGGCGCAATATTTTTCTCGCTCAATAATGAAACATTGCTGCTTAGTACAAATGCGTTTGCAGGTCCAGACGGAGCAGGCGGGGTGTTATTTGCAGGGTACTCTTATCCCGCAATTCAATCATATATTTCGCCATACACATTAACATTTGCAAATCTTTCAGCGTTTACATTGTACACATATCCGTAGGCAAAGCGCAAGGTACAGGTGAGTTATGCCAATCTCCGTACAAGTACCGTGGACGAGCGGCGAAGTTGTTACGGTTGAATTCGTTTCTCGCGCGGGCGATTGGTGGAACAATACCGATGCTGTTTGGGAAGCGTACGTATCCGGCGATATTTCCAAGTATCGCATACCGACAACCGAAGTCGGACACGGTTTATTTACCGCTAGCGTTGTCATTACTGATTTGTCTGCGCTTTCGTCAAGAATCGTGACTTGTCTTGCGCGCGATGCGTCAAGCGCGATCGTAGCAAGTGGCGTGTTTTACATTGACGCGAGCGGATTTGAAATTACCGCCGAAGAATTCGCGGCGCTTAGCGCGGCGGCGTGTACGGGAAACGCGAGCGGCATTGGCAGCGGAACAGAAGTATTCGAGTATCCAGACGGTTCGCCAGCATTTACGTCAGTACCAGACGAAGGTGCGGGAACAAGGACGGTAACTTATGGCTAATGGTAATAACAGCAATTTCAGCGGTAGTAATTTCGAGCCGAAGCATTTTCACACGTCAAGTACACCGGGCGGCGGATTGATAACGCCAGTAACGCCGAGCGGGCCGTGCGCGGGAGTGTACTACGCTGATCGTATCGACGTGGAAAATATATTCGGTATCGGTAATGTTTTAGTGTGGGCCGATTTGGAAAATCTTGACGACCCGACAACAGCCGGTACGGATGCGCGCGTATGTTGGGCGCTGCGCCTAGGTCACAATATTGTTAATGATCGGTTGAAAGGCGGACCATACGAGATACCATTTTTACCGCCGTATCCGCCCGAAATTATCGACGCATGCGCGAGACTTGCGGGCGTTAATCTTTACGATTCGCGCGGTCTAGAGGACGCGGGTGATAAAGCAGTTAATCAAGTTTCGGCGCATCGCAATCTTGTCGAGAGATTTTTTCAAGCGGTGTTAGCAGATCGGAAGCGTATACCGGGATTGGTACGTACGAAGAATTATCCGGCAGCAGTCGCGGACGACGTTCCATTGATTACTAATTGGCCTAGTCCATAAGTTTAGTCAGTTATGCCAACATTTACAGCCAGTACACAACCACACAAAACAAATGTGTCGCCAACGCTGTTGCGCTATCAACAGGCGGCACTAATGGCGGCGCGCGTCAAATCAAAAAGTATTGTGCGCGACGTACTCAAAAATCCGCTAGGCGGCGCGGATGTTAATGTTTCGCTATTAAGTCTCGCGCCAACGATGCGCGATATGATGATAGCGCAATATCTTGAAGCGTATTGGCGCGTGGTTCAAACACAAAAACCGATACAACTTTCGAGTAGCTTTAGTAGCATTGTTACAGCCGGAATTGATAAGCTTCGCAAGTTGATCGGTTTGCCGACAGAAGCAATCGACATTATTTCGAGCAGATTTGACACCATCGCGCGAAAGATATTAACAACGGCGGGCACGTTTGTAACGAAGTCGCTACAGCAAACGATGTTTGATTTGATGGCGGCGGGCGTTCATAATCTTGACGCGATAGATATACTATCCGACAAAATGGACGCGCTAGGGCTATCTCCGCAAAAAGATTATCAACTTGAAACGCTTTATCGTACAGCGACAAGCGTAGCAGTTGGTACGGGTTCGTGGGATGGTTATCAAGACCCCGACATAGCAGAATTGTTATGGGGTTTCCGGTATTCGGGTGTTAATGACGACCGAGAACGTGAGAACCATCGCGCAGCTAATGACGTTACATTGCCAAAAGCGCATGCATTCTGGCAATATATGTGGCCGCCGAATGGTTATAACTGCCGTTGTCAACCGATACCGTTATACGATGAAGCGGAATTACGATTTCCGCCAACAGACGGTAGCGCGCACCCTGATCCGGGTTGGGGTGTTAACGTTGGCGTGTTGTTTGGTCCGTTGCCAAAAGCAAAAACAAATCCAGTTATGCCAACGGCCACGCCAAGCATAGGCGGCAAGTACGGAATAGTGTTAGCGCATTCTGTTACCAGTGAGCTACGCGACAAATACGGCAAGTGGTCTAAAACCGGCAGCGGAACAACCGGGCCGAATCTTGGCGAGACGCATGCGCAACGTATGTTAACGTTATCTAAGATATTCTCGAAAATGCCGTTAAAGAGTTTAGCGGTACTCGCATCGCTCAACCATAATCCGCCACCCGGTAAGTTTTATGCGCCCACAACAGCCGCAAAAAGCACAGTCAAGGCGATACAAGCGGCGTTTCCGCATTTGACAGTTGAGCGTATCAACCCCGTTGCGTTTCTCAAAAAACATCCGACAAGCAATCCCGCGCGCGAGACAACGTTAAAGCAAGCTGATCTTGAATATAAGGCGATGAAAAATGCGCACATGGCGAAAGTCAACGCAATCAAAAAGGCGAAGAAATTAGGGTTGCCAATACCGACATTTGACGAGCCGAAGTTACCGCCGTTTACTGAGAAAGATTTAATACCGGAACCGGAACCGAAGAAACCAGAAGATAAAAAACTCAATGTAACGTACATTGAAGATAAGCTATACTTGCACTTACCAAATGCAACAATGCAGCGCAGAACATCGTTAGCGGCGGCGATATTTGCAGCGCAAGGCAAACCAGAACAGTTTTTTATTAACAAAGACGTGAAGCATATTTTGCCGAATGGTGATAAAAACCCTGATTACATTGAAAAACCAGAGCGTGAAGCAATCGCGGCGGCGTTTCCAAACACTAACATTTCAATCAGTAATAAACCCGGCGTACCAAATACTCCGTACGTTGCGCCGAAAGCAAAAGAGTACAAGCCATACACACCATACGTTGAACCAAATTGGACAACGAAACCGAAAAAAGAATCGCCACAAGATACAAGCCAAGATTGGCATAACTGGAATACCAATCTACCGTCCGACGAACGCAACGCGATTGCGCAATGGAAAGACGGCCAGTATCGTGATATGCAAAAAGCGCAAATTGGCGGTAGCAAATATGAATATGAAATAAAACACTACGGCAAAGCAGCGGCACTAGTTGAAGCTGGATTAGCGAAAGGTCCGGTCTATAACAAAGAAGTGTGGCGCGGAATTCGAGTTGAAGAAGATAGCGAACATTATGACAAGTACACAAAAGTTGGCGACGTGTTTCACTGGAAAATGACACAATCCGCATCGCGCTTAAATAGCAAAGGCGCTGAGTTTGCGCAAGGTCACATGTGTATACATTTCGTGAAACAGTCGCGCGGTGTTGACGTACAGAATTGCAATGGTAATCACGACGGCGAACGCGAAGTAATATTACGCAAGGGCGGGCATTATCGCGTTTTATCAGTCGAGAAAAATGTCAAAGTTGGTAACGAGAAAGTCAAAACATACATAACAGTAGAAGAAACGAAATTAAAACCGGGCGAAAAAGCGCATATCATCGAATGGGGTTACGGGCCGTTAGTTGGCATAGCTCTAGCAGCAGCTAAGAAACGCGACGTATCGGCAGAGAAGCGCGACAAATCTGGCAAGTGGACAATAGGCGGAAAAACAGGCGAAGCGATTAAAGATTTTGTTGCGTGGTTTACAGGTAGCAAAGTTGTTACCGAAGATGGTAAACCGTTGCGCGTATACCACGGCACACAGCGCCCAGATAGAATCGCTAATAAATTTCTACCAGAGCGGGCGACTTCTGGCCCGATGGCATTTTTTACGGATGATCCCGACATAGCATCTAGTTATGCAACAGGTAAGCGGGATACCAGTCTCGAAATGCCAGAAGATTACGCCGAGTGGATTAAGTACAAAGGCAAAAACATTGACAAAGCGTGGTACAGTCTTTCTACGCAACAGCGCGCAGAGATTGCGGATAAGCTACCGCGCGTTAGCAATACAGACGACAACGGCGATTCGTTGCCGGATGGTAAGTATCAACTAACAAAACCCGGCGATACTGGCGTTGCTGGAAAGCAAACTTGGGATTGGGAAATTAAAAATGCGCGTGGTAACGTATTAAAAGCAGCAAAAGAGATTTGGCTTGCGGGCGGGGTATTGTTTAATCAAGAAGAAGAATTTTTGAAGGTGCTAGAGCTTGGCGGATTGCCCGGCGCTGAGTTGCATGATCCCAATGCAGCGTATTCGGCAATATATCCAGTATATTTGTCGATTAAGAATCCGCTAGATACGTCCGAAATTCCAAAGAAAGTAATCAGCGATTTACGCAAAGCTGCAAAACTTAATTCAGCAGCAAAGTACGCGGCGGGCGCGGACGCATGGGATAAGAATACGCGGAGCGGCGAAGATTGGATTAGTGCGCTAGATTATGACTTGAAAGACCCGAAACATTCTACGCTCGCGTGGACGAGCATACCGGATTGGGTTACGGATGTTTTGAAAAAGCACAAGTACGATGGTATTCAAGACAAGGGCGGAAAGTACGGCGGTAAAGAGCATACTGTTTGGATACCGTTTACTAGCGAGCAAGTGAAATCCGCAACGGCGAATAAAGGCAGTTATGCCAAAAGCGCGGATATAACGTTGGCAAATCCGCACGATGTAACAGCGGAGAAGCGCGACACAAGAGGCAAATGGGCAAAGCAAACCGATACGGCAGAATTCAAAGATTGGTTTGGACACGGCGCAGTAGTTGACGAAAACGGCAAACCGTTGCGCGTGTATCATGGCACGATGGAAGAATTTACAGAATTTGATCGTGAGGCGGGCGGCAATTACAAAACATTAGATCAAATGCTAGGTTCGCATTTTGCGAAATCCGATAACATGGCGGAATCGTTTGCATTTAATAAAAACAAAGGTTGGGCCGAGCCGCGATTAGAAAATTCAGAGGGTGGAAATGTACTTCCGGTTTACTTAAACTTGCAACACCCGAAAGTTATCGAGCAGAAACCATTGCAAGGCAATCCATCTGAGTTAACAACGGATGCGGTTGCAATCAACGCCGATATTATCGACACAGTTTTTCCGAACAACAAAGATTTGTTTATTCAGTGGGTTAAAAATTCACGCAACATAAACGACGTTGCGGCAAATAAAGTTTGGGATGCGTTGAAAGAAAACAAGAGCGTTGACGACAAAGACATTCCAGAAGTTGCACATTTCGATTTAACGTCGAAATACGTGGACAAAGTAGCAAAGACAACAGTAGGAAAATACGTTTCGGATTTTGATAGCCAATTGATGATGCTTGGCACGATTGGACAACGCAAAGCGGTTGTAAATGCGTATAGAGACGAGCTACAAAAACAGGGATACGATGGAATTCAGTATCAGAATACTGCGCCGATGGAAACGAAGTATGCGCCCGAAGAAGTGTTAGACAATACAGTATGGATTGCGTTTAGCAAGGAACAAATCAAATCAGCAACAGGCAACAAAGGAACATGGAGTAAGAAAACAGGCGACATAAATCTAGGCTATGACGAAACAGAAAAACGTAACGCACATGGCGAGTGGACTAAAGGTAATGGAATAGAAATCCTACCCGGTCACGTTGGCGGAAGTACCGGCGCAAAAGCAGTCAAATTAAACGGCGACAAATACATAATGAAACAGTATAGCGGGCGGGAAGATCAAGCGCGAAACGAGTACCTTGCGAATAGTTTGTATAACAAATACAGTGACAGTACCGGCGCACCAAAAAGCATATTGAAAGTGGTCGATGGGAAAGTTGCGGTGTTGAGTCCGTTCGTTAGTGGATTGAAGTTATTTAATGAGCGGAAAAATAAATCTGATTACGAAGCGTTGGGTAAAAATTTCGTCTTGGATGCTTGGCTTGCTAATTGGGATGTTGTCGGAACGGGGGCGGATAACGCTGCAATCAGCAGCGTGGATAATTCCGTGCATCGTCTTGATAATGGCGGCGCACTTATATACCGCGCACAAGGCGGATTAAAAGGCAAAGCATTCGGGCCGAAAGTTGGCGAGTTGGAAACATTGCGCGACAGTTCTACAGCGTATGACGCCGCAAAAGTATTTCAACATTTATCCGATGATGATGTTAAAAATCAGATCAAAGCGCTTGAAAAACGGTATATATCTAATGGCGGGCGCAATGGAATGGCAGAAGCGGTGCGCCTTGCGGGTTTCGACGCGACAACAACGAAACATATAACCGATACGCTCGATGCGCGTATGAAGTATCTAAAAACTTGGAAAGGTGCTTCCAGTTATGCCAACTAACAACGAAACAACAGACAAAGCGTTAATGCTTGGATACGATTCTTTCCGCGATGGGTTGGAGTTAGGCGGACCCGGCAGCGGGCCGCGAAACAAGCAAGGCGGGCGCGGACCGGGCGCGGAAGTGCGAAGCGAACGCGGCGAATCTATGATGCATGGTGTATCGCGTATTGCGGAACATCATGGAGTACCTGAAAGTGCCGTGAGCAGATTTAATAGTGCGCATGATTTGGCAAACAAAATGTCAGAAAGAGCGAACAGTAACAAAGACAGAGATTATTTGGTGTACAACCACATTATGGCGCAAAATGCGCACGACGTGGCGGCGGGCGAATCGTACAGTGACGCGGGCCATAAGTATCACACGGCGCAAAGTGCAAAGCACGAAGCGAAAGTAAAAGAGCTACGTAGTGGAGGAAATGAAATTGGTGAAACCAATACAAACAAATGGCTTAAAACCGATTACGGAGCAACGGTAGCAGCAGCGGATAACGCAAGCGCAAAAGCTTGGAGAACACAGACGGCAGAAGATCATAAAAACGCGGCAAGGGCGCATTTTGATGCGCACCTTGCATCGGGTTCGCCAACACAGAAAAAGTATCACTTGGAAAAAGCGGGATTTCATGGTGGCGAGTACCAGCACAAGCGAGACGTGGGCGAAAAAAGTAGTGGAATCGCTGATATTCAAAGCGGCGGCGAACGATACAGTTATGCCAATGACGACAACGCGCCCGGCCTAGCGCTTGGCGGACCCGGTAGCGGGCCGCGCAAGCGAGAAACGTTTACCGGAAGTGGGCCAAATCCAATTTCGTATGGCGCATTGCGTGACCATGCGAACGCGGCAAGTGATACGGCGGAGCGCACAGGTAAAGGTGTTGACCATGCAAGCGCCGAATCTGCGCATAGGCACGCGGCACAGTATACAGCGGACCCGGCGCAGATAAAAATTCACCAAGATCGTGCGGCGTATCATTTGAAGCAATTCAAATTGATAGGTAAGGGCAAGAAATACGATCAACACGTTTCGCCACCCGCAAGCGGCGCGGACGGACCATAAATGCCAAACGGATACCACCCACAACCGACAGGCGAAGAATTCGCCAAAATGTCGGACGATGAATTTACGGCGTGGATGCGCTCGCCACACGGCGGCAATCGACCGGATTACAAAGCGCCGAAGGATTACACTTGGCAAGAGCGCGCGGACCGGCATAGTTATCAGAATCCAGACGGCGTGGAATTTTTCGACGGAAAGGATTTTGAATAAAACCGCCGAGCAACAAAATCGGTATACATACTATAACAGTCGGCTAACAATTGGGAGTTTTAGTTATGCCAATGCAATTGCCGGATAACCATAAATACAACTTCGTTTTGTGCGCACCGGAAACAGCGCCGTTTATTTCGCTCGATGCGAATCCGTTGGTATTCGAGAAAGAATTGATATACGAAGGTCAATTCACGAAGAAAGACGCGAACGGCGAAGTCAAGTTTGGCGTTGACGGCAATACGCTTGTGCATTTCAAGCACACGGTTGATACGATGTTGGCAAACAACGTTGAAATCCCAATGCCGTTGGAACATACGAGCAACCCGGAAAGCAAGCGGGCCAATCTGATCGGCGCGCGAGTCGGCAAGAATCGACAAGACAAACTCGCGTTGTTCGGCAAGGTTTCATTTCAAGACGCCGAAGCGGCGAAGCTTGCCAAATCCAGCGACGTTAGCATTTTCGTCGCGCCCGAACATACGGACGGATTGGGCAACGTATACAAGCGCCCGATTCGACACGTTGCGTTTACGAATTATCCAGTCATACCGGGATTGGAAAAATTTGAAGCAATTGCATGTTCGTACGATCCAACCGACGATAACTACGTTGGCGAGTTCACGTTTTCGGACGACGATTTTGGTGAAGGTCTAGCGCTCGCATCGCCATTGCTACCGATCGCGCAACAGATCGGCATTCAGCAACCGGATACGCTGGACGAAGCGCAGTTAACAGCCGCAATCGTCGCGGCGTTTAACGCGCTCAAAATGCAATGTCAGCAGCAGCAACCGGGCCAGCAACGCCCGATGCAACCACAAATGCCCGGTCAAATGCCCGGTCAACCGCCGATGATGCAACCAGCGCCGCCACAAATGGCGAAACCTTTTGGCGCACATTCCAACATGCTCGCCAAGTTGCTCAAAGAGAATCGAGAAACCAAACTCGACGGTTTGGTTTTGTCCGGTCACATTACGAAGGCTTCGCGCGATGAATTGGCGAAGCAATTTTGTTCGGATGCTGGATTGGGCTTAGCGCTTTCTTCGCCAACGGGCGACGATTCGATTTTCGAGTCGGTACTTGCAGCGGCGAAGCTTAACAAAGCGGTTGTGTATGACGAACGCACCGGCGCACAACTTCCGAACGCTATGGCGTTATCAAATCCGTTGCGCGACGATACGCCGAATCCGTTACTGCAATCTGCCGAGAAACGCGCTAAAGAATTCAGCGACGTGTAATTGGCATAACTGATCGTACGTTTTCCGTTTTACCTTATCCTACCAGAAAGGGCGCTCTACTCATGGCAAAGACATTGACCAAACCTTTTATGGCGGGCGACTGGCTTATCCGTGAGGATGATAGCCCGGCGTACTCGCGTGGTTCGTGGGTGTATGACAACACAGCCGGATTAGGATTAGTTGCGAATGGCGGCGATTTGATTCTTCCAGCGGGCTATCCGATGGTATTAGGTGTACCCGCGTTAGCTGCGCAGGTCATTACCGGAACCGCAATTACTGGCGCAGTTTTTGAACCAACGGTAATACCGAAGGGTGAGAAAAAAGCGATTTGCGTTATTGAGCGCGGTTTCAACGTCATTAATGGCGACGCGCTGCCATTAGGTCCGGCAGTTGCAGCGGACCCGAATACCACGGCGTATTCGCTTACGAATTTGATTAATGCGTATGCGAACGGCCCGACGAAATGGCTTGTGCGCCGTGAACCAACACAACAAAACGAGCAAGCAACGTAAATTGCTTTGGTTCAACATCCGGGCGACGTTGGCATAACTGACTTCGCCCGGCTATTAAGCTAAATCAAATCAACCATTTAACGGGGAATTAAAATGACCGTCAAAATGTTGCCAAGTAATTTCGTTTCTGGCGATTGGTTGATTCGTGAAGGGGACGACCACGAATACACGCGCAATAGCATTGTTATGAACGAAGTATCGGTAGGTACGGCGGTTGTCCCTTTCACAATACCATCGGGTACTATTCTTGATGCTACCGGCGGCGCAGTTGGTACTTTGCCGAATGCAATCAGTGGTATTTTGTTACGCGATTTGTATGTGTATGCAGGTATGCCGATTGCAAAAGTCGCGGTACTTCGGCCCGGTTCGCACAGCATTATCAATCCCAATTCAATGCCGTTAATTCCAGTAACCGGCGACGCGCCATTAGTTGTTGGTACACCAACTACAGCCGGTTCGTTAGCAAAAGCATTGGTTGATTCTGGTTATTTCGTTCGTCTCGAACCGCCACAAGTCACAATCCAAAATCCGTAATTATCAAGTACCGTAAACATAAGGTGCTTTAATGACGAAACCGAAACCGAAATCTCAATCTAAACCGCAAGCGAAACCGCGCGCGGATGAAACATTGCCACCCGACGAACCACTAAAACCGGGCGAGTGGCCGCCAGTTGAGCCAGTGGAACCGCCCGAAAAAATACCGCCCGGCGAATATCCGCCAGCGGAAGCGCCGCCCGAGCGCGTTACATATCCGCCACCCGGCGCGTGGGAATCGGTAAACGAGCCACCATTACCGCCCGGCGAAGAATGGGTACCACCACCCGAAGAAATTATAACACCACCACCAACGGAAGAAATTCCACCACCAACGGAAGAAATTCCACCACCAACGGAAGAAATTCCACCGCCGATTGAAGGTGGACCGCCACCCGTTGTTGATAACACGTTACCACCACCCGGCGAAGAAAAACCACCCGTTGAAGGTGGACCGCCACCCGTTGTTGATAACACATTACCGGGCGAGCAACCGGGAATTGATAATACTTTGCCTGGTCAACAACCGGGAATTGATAATACTTTGCCCGGTCAACAACCGCGCCCGGATAATACGTTACCAGCAACACCACCCGGCGCAATAACAAAACCGGGCGGCGATAAACCGCCGATTGAAATCGACCCAAGTGCAAAACTTGGCGAGTACGTTGCACTACCGCCGAATTTTGTTGTTACACCGCCGAGCGGCGAGAAATTCCCGGCGCATAAAGCGGACCATCCGATTGTTTTACCGGATGGTTTCGTATTAGTACCACCACCCGGCACGAAATTACCGCACGAATGGGAGTTAAAACCGAAATCGCGTCCGGTACTTCCACACGGAACGGAAATCGTGTTACCGCATGGCATGAAATTGCCAGCGGCAAAACCCGGTCAATCAATTGCGTTACCACCCGGAACGAAGTTGATGATACCGAAACCGAAGCACCATCACAAATAACGTTGGCATAACTGCCATGGCGCAAAAATTCAATCAACCGCCGACACTTCCAAGTAGTGAGCATGATAAATGGCACTATCAAGAGTTTACCGGCGCGCCGTGGTTAATTGAAAGTTACCCGCAAGAGTACAACCGGGAGAAACAAATTGCACAAATGCCGGACGTTAACATAATACCGTCCGGTACACCGATGTTAAACTTTGCACCGTTACAGGCGAAAGACGTAGCACTTTGTACGGGTTTGTTGCTTGACGATTTAATTGCGTGGTGTTTTCCGATTGGCGGCGCGAACACCGTTGGCGTTTTGGTTCGCGGTCATTGTGCAATCAATATGGTGTTACTGCCAGAATTTGATTGGCTTGGTGCGAGCTATGATAAAGTTGCATGGGCCGCGCGCCTTGAAACATTGGGCTTTCGTAGTATCGCTTAGTTTCACAAACACCTAACGGGAAGTTTTTTAGGGAGTTTCAATTATGCCAATGCTCGACGTGTTCAAATCTGACGTTTACGGCGTTGTCAGTCTGACAGCGGCGATAAACAAACTGCCATTTGTGCCGTCGCGGCTAGGGCAGTTAGGCGTGTTTAAGAAAAAGGGCGTTACGACAACTTCGATTGTGGTAGAGGAACAACGCGGCAAGTTGTTTCTTGTACCAACCGCAGCGCGCGGAAGCAATCCGAACGTGTACGGCGGAAAGAAACGCCAAGCGCGTAGCTTCGTTGTGCCACACGTTCCGTTGATTGGAAACGTGTTCGCGGACGACGTTCAAAACATCCGCGCTTTCGGTTCGGAAACCGAAGTGCAAGCCGTTGCCGATTTGGTCAATGACAAGTTGCAAGGAATGCGCCAAGCGCTCGAAACTACCCTTGAATGGATGCGCATCGGCGCTATCAACGGATTGGTATACGATGCGGACGGAATCGCAGTTATTTACAATTGGTTTACGGAATTCGGTATTACACCGCCAACGACCACATTGGATTTCACAGCGAACGGCAATAAAGCCGTTAAAATGATGTGCAACGATGTTCGGCGCAAAATTGAAGATGCGTTAGGTATGTCGCCATACACCGGCATTCGCGCCATTTGCGGCACGACGATATATGACGTTATTTCCGGTTCAACGGAAGTAAACCATGCGTATTTTCGCCCGCAAGATAGTGCATTCTTGCGCGAGTCTCATGTGCGCGGCGAATTCACATACGGCGGCGTTACGTTTGAGGAATATCGCGGCAAAATCGGTACGTTGCACAGCGATGGTTCGTTTATTCCGCCAACGCAAATCTATTTCTTCCCGGAAGGAACGACCGACATTTTCCAAGAGATTTACGCACCGGCGAATTTCGTGGAAACTGTTAACACGATGGGCAAGCCGGTTTACGCCAAGCAACGCCCGATGGATTGGGAAATGGGGATTGAATTGCATTGTCAAACGAATCCGTTGGTCATTTGCACACGTCCGGGCGTGTTGGTTAATCTTGCTGCGCAAACTGGCGTTGCGCCAGCATTAGCGGGCATGAATGAAACGAGCGAATCGCCCGCCAATCAGTCGATACCGGAACACGTGGAAGAAGGTACGGCATAACCGCCGGTTGGCATAACTGATTTCGAGCAGCTATAGGTACTCCGCGCGGTTAGATTTTGCGAACGACGACTAACCGCGCGGAGGTTTTCCGAAACGTTTCGGCAGTTATGCCAACGTCGATGGTGATATGGAAATTAACGTCACGCTAAATTTGACCGGATTGGATAAGCTTACAAAGCTTGTCACAAGTAACAGCCCGGTAGTTCTCAAAACGTTAAAGCAATGGGCATTTCTTTACCGCGCGTGGGCGCAGAATCGTTTCGATAAGTACAGCAAAGGCGGCGGCGATTGGCCCGCGCTCAGTCCTATAACAATCCGGCGACGGAGAGGGAAGGGACAAAATGTTGCTATTTTGCGCGACACCGGCCTATTGTTTATGGTACTTCAACCAGTGTTTCAGAATATTGCGGGTTCGATTGAAACCTTTGGCAATTTTTCAGTAACGACCGGCTACGGCGGCAGCGCGTTACACACTGGTACTGGAAGTCGAGCAACAATCGCGGATATTGCAAGTTTTCATAACTACGGAATGGGGCACAATCCGAAACGTGAAATCATTGCAGCGCCCGACGATAGGCTATACGAAAAATTAACGGACGTTGCTAACAAGAATCTTGGCGAAGAAGCGCATGCCACTAACCCCGGTTGAAACGGACCCGTTTACGCTTGTGTTTGACAAGTTGTGGGAGCTTGCCGAAGCGAGTGTACCGTTAGCAGCGTTAGTAAAACCGGGAAACCGAATCAAATTTAACAAAGAGGGTGAGCGCGGACCACTAAAAGAGGCGGTTGCAGTTGCAGACTTGCCAGAGTTAGTTCTAACAACTACAGGAACAAGCGCAGTAAACTCGCACAGTAGTTCGTGCGGTTCGAGTATTACGCGGCAATACTCATGGTTGTTATCAACCGGCGACTATCGAGTTAATTATAAACTATTTCCGGTTCAATTCGCGTTGTTCGCGGCAATCATTGACGCGGAGTATGAAATACAAAGTTTGCAATGGAATGGAAACCCATTTGTACTACGATGTTTTTGGTCCGCATTAACAGAGGGGTTAAGCAACGCGGAATTAAATCGCGGTGTCAAAGGTTGGTCAAGTCTTTGGACGTTTCAAATTGATATGAATTTTTCAACGAACGATCTTCGTTTGTTTTCTAAAGGGCAAGGTGCATAATGCCGCTATCTAAAACTTGTCCAATGTCGGGCCAGTGGGGCGCGTGCGCGTTTGGTTCGGGCGGACCACCACCACCCACAATGTCAACGATACGTAATTGGGATGTATCGTTAACAAGCGAGTTGAAAACATTCATTGCGAGCAATACATACGGCGGTACTGGCAGACGACCCGGTTTGTTTGATTGGACCGGAAATTTCGATCAATACGGCGGCGTACCGTTGGCATATCCGGGCGATCAAGGTTTATTTATCGGCTATGCTGGACCCGGAAATGTTCCACCCGGCCCGCCCGGAACAGGAGTACCCGGAACGATTGGGCCATCGGTACAAGGTTTGGCGATGGTTTCGCAACTTGTACAAAACTGGAATTGGCTAACAAATGACATTATCACTGTTAACTATCAAATGGTTGGCAAAGATGAATTGTTTAGCCCGCCAGATTTGTTAATTCAAGACCCGTCGCATCCAAAAACAAATCGCGCATCGGAGTGCGCGCCGTGGGTGTTTACACCGTATCAGAGCGATGTTAACGGCAAACCGCTAGGCATTGAAGGAACACCGTTTACGCTTTGTTTGCAGCAAGCAACGTTAACAGTAACAGCGAACGCAAAAGAATTTGCAAACAGTTGTACGGGCGGTTGGAAGTCTCGCATTCAAGGTCCGTTTGATTGGAATCTTGCAATTGTGCTTGACGAAGCAGACATAAAACAACTAAAAGACCCTACCGACGATATAACATTCGGATTGCGCCCGGGTATGTTCGTTGGCATAGATGCGTTTGTAAACAATATACAAGCGTGGGGTCTTGAATTTGGCATAGTTCAAGATTTTACGAATTACAAAGTGAACATCGAAACGGGCGATATTATTTCGTATACCGTTAATATTCTTATGTCAACCGATACGGGTGTTGCTGGTTCGGCATTTGCGCTTGGCACCGTGCTTGCTCCCGATGGGCGTACAATCTGGCCGATACCCGGCGCAGTACCAGCGGGCGGCGCTACGCCATAACAAAACAAGCATTGGCATAACTGAACACTAACAGGCGAGTACAGGCATAATTATGACGGCAAGAATTACAGCAGCGCCAACGTTAATCAAGTTTGTTGATGGAACGACATATAAGTTTTCTCCGCTAACCGATAGAGATTTGGACGAACTAGACGAATGGTTGCAGTTCAAAATTATCGACATTGCGCGGCGTTCGTTACCGCCAACAGCAACAAAAGCAGAGCGGGAAGAAACGCTATCTATCGCGCAACGTGAAGCGTGTAGTATCACGTTTCTATCTCCGCGCGGCGTTGAAATGATGAGTACGTTAGCGGGGATGGTGCATCTTTGCTTTATATCAGTGGTCAAAGCGCATCCAGAAGTGACCGAAGAAACGTTTGGCACGTTGCTGCGCAATCCAGAAAACTTGCGTGTTGTTAACGAAGCATTTACGCGCGTTAATCAACCGGCGGACGGACAACTACAGCCGCAACCGAAATTAGAGAAAGGGGGAACACCGCGCGAAAAAAAAGTGCGGAAGCGGAGCAAGCCGACAAAATAGAAATCTATCAAGCGTTGGCGAAATTGTACCACTATACGCCAGCGCAAATTGCTGATATGACGCGCTTTCAGCAAATGGCATTGCTAGGACAAATCGGCAATCGCAAACAGGTTGACCAAGTTCAAACATTTAACACGTTAGCAGAAGTGCAAGCGTGGCGTCAAGCAAATGGAAAGGTAAATTGAACTATGTCAACCGGCGCGGGTGGTACTTCTGCCGTCGTCAAAATCACTGGCGACAATAAACCGTTAGCTAAATCGCTTACCGAAAGTAAAGCGATGTTAACGGCATTTCAGAAAACTACAAACACTGAAAGCGCCGCTAATCAAGCATATACAGCATTCTCAGCTAAAAATGTTGCTATTGGTCAATCGGCAACAGTAGCAGCGGACGCAATCGGTAATCTTGGCTTAGCAATGGTTGGAACCGTGGCAGTAGGCGCGGCGGCGGTTGCTGCGCTCGCGGGCGTTGCGTTCGCAATGATTAAAGGCGCGGACGCGGCGCAAGATTTTGAGCGCGCTACGATACGGTTAAATACCGTACTCGCAAATACGGGCAACAAAACAGGGTTTGCAAGTACCGAGCTAATAAAGCTTGCGCAAGATTTTGCAAAAGAAGCGCACATATCAGTTACCGAAATGATGGGCGCAATACAAGAGTTGGCCGAAGCGGGAAACATACACGGACAAAACGCCAAAAACTTTATGAAGGATACCAGCGATTATGCGGCACATTATGCGGTATCAATAACAGAGGCAGCAAAAGCAATTCGAGCAGCGTACGAAAATCCATCGGCAGCGCATGGCTTTTTAGTGCGCGGAGCGGATAAAGAGCGCTTGCAGCAGTTGGTAGAGAATGGCCGCATTGAAGAAGCGCAGAGATTTTTGCATGAGCGCGCAGTATTTTCTGGCGCACGGCAAGCATTAGGCGGAACAGCGCAAGGTAGAATGGACGCGGCATGGGCAGATTTGAATAACGCACTAACAGAATTCGGTGCGAAGTTGCTACCATTAGTTAATGCAATTACCGACGTGTTTACAGGCTTGATTGAAGTTTCGGCTATGTTAGTAAAGGGGCTAACGGAATTTCTGGAAATAGTTGATACGCTTTCTTTGAAAGGTCCAATAGATACTTTATGGGAAAGTATATTCAACCGATTTCCGGGTGAGACGCCAGAGGCAGCAGAAAAACGGCGGGCAGGAAAAAATGAAATACCGGCGGGCAAAACGTCGCCGTATGAAATGCGCACAGGTGGAATCGTTGGCACGTTTGAAAGTTTGGAGCAGTTCTATACTAGACTAGCGACCGGCGCAGCGCAGACGCTAGGCGCGGAACCAGCGCAAGAGGGGACGGCAGCGGCACATAAGCAGACAGCAGACGAACAACTATCGACAGCAAAGCAGCAATTAGAAGTTGGTAAAAAACAGCAAGAGTTATTAGAGCAACAATTAGACGCGATCAATAAAAAACTAACGCCGCGCGGTTCGTTCGGCTAGCTACGAAGTAAAGTAAAGGAATTCAGTTATGCCAATGGGAGCGTACGCATATTCAGAAATACCGTGTTGCGAAGAATTCGGCACGCGCGACGAGCAATGGGGCGACAAAAGTATCGAAACAAGCGTAACGGTGCGTTGCGCGTACTCTGATCGTTTCAAGATCATTGAAGATATTCGAGACAATCAGCGTCCGTGGCCTTGGATGAGCGATGCTATGTTTGCGAGCGCGGAAATTGTTCCGGTAACAGAACAAGTTGGAACGATGGCCGATAGTGATGGCCAAGCGCTTGATTATCTAACAGCATTGGTAACGTTAAA